ACCACAACGGGGGCACTAGAACAATCTGGCGGTGCGGTTGCGTTCAATCAGGGGTCGGGCGATTACGACTTCAAGATTGAGTCCGATAATACAGACAACATCTTCCACGTTGACGGTGGCGTGAACGCCGGTAAAGGCTCGGTAACTCTCGGATACTCAGCGAACCCTGACGCAAGCAATCGGGCGTTCTTCAAGGTGTACCCGCCAGCAATAACCACGGCTACTGACAAGAGTACGTCGTGGGTTGGTATCCAACCTGATTATCTAATGACAATGAGCGGAACCGTACCTGTTGCTGCGAGCCTTGCTGTTGAAGAACCGAATATCAGCGGAACGCCGACACTGGCATCTACGCTCTACATCAAAGACGCTCCGACTGAAGGCAGCACAAACGCTGCGATTTACGTGGAAAGCGGGGACATTGTTACTAATGGCAATGTAACAATTAACTCTACTCCAACAGATGAAACTGTCTCAGGAATTACGGCAACCTTTACCGCAGGAGAGGCGTTAGAGCGTGGCGAAGTGGTTTACTTCAAACAAGCTGATAGCAAGATGTGGAAGGCAGTTGCAACGGCATCGGCTACATCAAGGTGTGTCGCTATGGCAGCAGAAGATATAAGTGCTGATGCGTCAGGGCTTTTCTTACTTCAAGGTTTCTGCACAGACAATGGGACATTCCCTGCCTATACAGTCGGCGGGGCTATATACACGCCTGAAGCAGAAACAGCTTCACAAAACGTGCCAGAGCAGACTGCTCCTGATTCTGATGGGGACTTTGTTCAGGTATTAGGCTGGGCTGTGACTGCAAACACTCTTTACTTCAACCCATCCAACGACATAATCGAGCATGCGTAAATGGCTAACCAAGTTGAAGCAGTAAACGGCATTGCTATTACCGATATTGAAAACATCAACGGTAAAACGGATGACAATATCGAAGCCTTGAATGGCAAAGAGTTTCTTGGTATTTCTTACCTTACCGCTACGGGTGGCACGATCACGACTGATGGTGACTACAAGATTCACACGTTCAACTCTAGTGCAACGTTTACTGTAACCGCTTTAGGTGCAGGTCATGCAGAAGCCGATGTGGTTGAATACCTCGTAATAGGAGGTGGTGGTGGAGGTGGAAGTACGGATCAATTTCGTCAAGGTTCTGGAGGCGGTGGCGGAGCAGGTGCCTACAGAACTGCAACGGGATTTACTGTAGCTGCTCAGGGATACACCATTACCGTAGGCGGCGGTGGAGCCTACGGAGTCCCAACATCTGATCAAGGTAGTAATGGAAGTAACAGCGTATTCTCAACCATAACCAGTAATGGTGGTGGTGGTGGTGGGGCAGGTGGATACGACACCGGATATGGTGGGCGAAGTAACGGGAACGCTTCCGGTGGTGGCGGTGCTGGTGCGTTTGGTAATGAAGGGGCAGGTACGGGTGGAGCCTACGGAAACAACGGTGGCAGTGGATACGCATCCACAACTGCCGCAGGTGGAGGTGGTGGAGCTGGAGCCACAGGTGGTAGTGGTACGGGTGCCTCAAACCAAGGTGGTTCAGGTGGAACTGGAGAAACCAACGACATCAACGGAACTAATACTGGACGTGCTGGAGGAGGCGGAGGCGGATCAGGTGGAACCGCTTCAGGTGGAAGTGCTAGCAACGGAGGAGGCTCCGGTGGTGCTGGGACAGGAGCGCATGGAAGTAATGGATCAACCAACTACGGTGGTGGAGGGGGTGGTTCTAGTCGGTACTTCAATGGGACTGCGTGGCACGGCGGAAACGGTGGGTCTGGTTTAGTCATAGTTAGGTATAAGTATCAATAGGAGAAAACATGGCACACTTCGCACAAATAGATGAAAACAATATCGTTACCCAAGTAATCGTGGTGGGTAATGAAGATTGCTTAGACTCGGACGGAAATGAATCAGAAGCTGTCGGCATTGCTTTTTGCCAGTCACTTTTTGGTTCTGATACTTACTGGATTCAGACAAGCTATAACAACAACATAAGATACCGATATGCTGGCGTAGGGTTTACTTATGACCAAGCGAATAATGTTTTTATTCCACCACAGCCTTATCCGTCATGGATTCTAAACACCGATACATGGGACTGGGACGCACCTGTCCCTATACCTGATGACGCAGGGTTTAACGAAGACACTAATACTTTGATTGCTTATTTTTGGAATGAAGAAACTATTTCTTGGGATAAAGAAGAAACGGTTCTTGAAGGACAGTTAAACTAACTTTATCAAGTATAATAGTATAATGGTAAGAACAAAGCTTTAGTTCTTGAAGGAGAAGTAGGTATGGCAGAAATAGATATTAACTCAGATTTAAAAGCAGTAACAGAAAAAGTAGAAGCACTGGTAGCTAACCTTCAGCAGTTAGATGCACAAAGACAGGAAATAGTCCAACAAATTCAAAACCTAAATGGTGTAGCTATGTATTTGAGAGGAAAAACAGATGATTCTCCTACTGAAGCTACCACAGACTCTGAAGTTGATAACAAGGAGACTTAATGGCAACTACCGCTAGTCAATCATTTTCTACCGTATTTGACTACGACGGGTCAAGTTACAACGATCGAACTAAGGAGGCTCGCACTCGTGCGGGTACCTCCTTTACTGTTTTAGGTACTACTTCTAGTTACCTGTATTTAGGTTACACTGAAAAGTTTGACATGGCTCTGTTTGATTTGGATGGGCTAGGCAGCTTAGGAGATTTAACGTGGGAATACTCAGCGGGGAGTAGTTCGTGGACTGAGTTCTCACCAACTTACGATAGAATTGACCCTGATGGGAATCCTTATAAGTTTACCAAAGATGGAGCAGAAATATTCCCAGATAATTTGTTAGCATCATGGGCTACTGACACAGTGAACTCGGTAACTAGTACTTATTGGGTACGGGTTAGCTCTGCTTCTTCCGTTACAACCGCTCCAACGGTTAAATCTATAGAAATGCGCCCTAGAGCCGCTTACTGTACTACCGCAGATGTGTTTGACTTCATGCAGTTGGGTAATGTTCTTAGCACATACAACGCCAGCACTGGCGTTACAACTGCTGGAACGGACTTCACAGCGTCTACAGTACCCTCAAAGAACACTGTAGAGAAATATATTCAAGCGGCACAGGCTGAAATTGACTACCGAACTCGAAAATCTTGGCGACCAAACATAGTTTTAAATGAAGAACATAATTTTAACCTGTTTGGGTTCAAAACAGACCGTTTTGGGGCTAGAAAGATTCTTTCTTTGTCTGTATGGGATGGAGAATCGTATGAAGAAAAGAATCAAGGTCGAAATCAAGACTATTTCTTTGTACCTGACACGGGAATGCTACATTTTTCACGGTTTTTCTACCTTCCCGCTCGTTTTGCAAGCTTAAATTCACCTACAGCCCGGTTTGGGGGAGGAGAATTTATTACTCCGGTCCGAATTGACTACATTTACGGCTTTGATGTGAACAGAGACTTCCGAGAAGGTGCATTAGTTACTGAATTAACGAAGAAATTAGTCACTAGTGAGATTCTCAGGAACTCAGATTTTGGTGAGGTAGCTGTTGGCGGTGCTGATAGAGTGGCGGTGGCGCAAAAAATTGATCAATACCGTCGAGAAATTGACGATGGTTTAGAGATGCTTCGAGCATTTGAGACGTTTTAATGGCAAATGACCCGATACCTGTTACAGATTTTCTTGATGAGCTAAGAGTTCAGTGGGATAGCTCAAATGTAGCTGAACCTAGAATTGTTGAGATAAATAACAGCGGTACAGCTACACAAAGTTTGCGTATTGACTTAAATCAGGCAGATTATGTCTTAGGTCGAGCGGGTAATCCTGCATTTCTGGAAGAACCTATAGGGAACTGGAAGTACGGGAATAGAACATACAACGTAGAACTGGAAGTTTATACCCGACAAAGCAGATTAAATTTATACAACTTATTAAGAGAAGTAAGAAAAATTTGTCACGCTAGGATACATTCAATGACAAATTTTCAGAGAGTTCAGTATTTATCGTTTACAGAGCAAACGCAAGAACAAGCTAATATTTGGTTAGGGGTAGCTCAAATTCGATTGGTTAATAACGCTGTATTACTAGAAACAACATAATTTTAGTATAATATAACAACTAGCTAGTTTATTTAGGGAGATATAAATGGCAACATATAGGTCTGATCGTTCACAACTTACTTTCGCTGCGGAAGCCGCTCAGGGGGGATATCCAGAGCCTATATATGGCATAAACGGAACAGGAACTGCTTCACTGAGTTCAGCCGCCGATGCAGGGTCTAAAAAAATCACAGTTTCTTCTACTTCGGGTTTAATAGTAGGGGATTTTATCATTATTGGAGATGATGCCCCATCAGCAGCTAATGCAGCTACACAAGAAATTCGTAGAATCGAGTTTATAAGTGGTTCAGACCTCTACCTAGATCGACCCACTGCTTTTTACCACGCAGCCGGTGCAGATGTTGAAGAAAGAACATCCTTACCAGTTGACTACTCTGGGGGTGCAGCAGAAACAGTCGGAGACGGTGTTTTTCCCGCAGTTACATGGCTTCCCGGCGTATACGACACGGTTACTCTTCCTGAACCAGTTAACACAATCGAGCCTACCTACTTCCTAGGTACTGACTCTAACCGAAACTTTACCCATGCATACCGTGGGTCTCAGTCATATGACGGGTCTTTGACAGGGATAACACTTTTAAATGGCTGGCCTTTACGATTCCCTATCGGTAAGGTCTCAACTGTTTCTAGTGCAACTCCCAGCGGTTTAGATACAACACTGTCTTCGGCTTCTAAAAAAGGAGATACTGTAATTGATGTTGCAAGCACTCAGTCCGGGGACCCTCTGGCGGACATATTAGAAGGACAGTTAGTATCTATTGATGATACATCGGGGAACACTGAAATTAGGCAAGTTATTGCTGTTGATTCTAGTGACGGAGGAAATGGCCTTTTATATCTAAACTACCCTCTAACTTTGGCACACGCTGCCTCAGCTACGGTTGACCAAATAGCTCATGTCGGCGGAACACCGGGAACGGCGGGTACTACATATACCCACACTATTGCAGAAACAACTGATTTAGACACTATTAGCTGGTCTGCTTTGTTTAAGGATTCAGCAGACACGGATGGTAACGCCTTGATTAGGCGATACTACGGTGGAATGGTTTCATCAGCCACAATTTCTGCTGAAGAAGGCGGTTTGGTTCAAATGTCTTGGGACTCAGTTCCGTTTATGGGAATGGTTCATAACATTAAAAATGCGTGGGATTCGACTGCCGATACCTCAATTACAGGGACTTCTGCTGATACAGGTATTCCCGGATATCATTTGACTGGTGATCCCAACACTAACGCTTCGTTGGATTACGTAGGTGTTCCTTTGGTAGATCAAGATGAGTATGATTATGCTACTGCTGCTGACTCCGCTGAGTACGCAGGATTTCCTACAACGGAACCTTATTACTTCTCTCAGGGTGTAATAACTATGCATGGTGCAACTATCGCAAGGGTTCGGGATTTCTCATTATCCATTGATAACGCTGTTGAGCCACGATATTACATTGAGCAGCGGGGAGATACCCGACGGCGGGGACCTTCGGAATTACACGAACAGCGACGTACTTATAGTATGACCGCTACGCTTGTTCCAGACTCCATAGACATAGATGGAACATATACTGCTGATTCAGCCGATGCTATATTTTCAGAATATCTGTTACAGGGAGATTATGGAAATCTTGGGGCAAACCAAGGAATTAAAGGGTTTAAAGTAGAGCTTCAGTTTAGCCGAAGTTTAAATGATTACATTAAGATATTAGTAGATGATTCTACAGCTTCACAGGGTTCTCCTAATGCTGTGTTAACAGCCGCTCCAGTTCAGATTGATGGAAATAACCCATTGCAGTTATCAGCAGAAATTTTAATTAAGAGTCTTTCGATTGAAATTAAGGATAATGAACCGTATTATCCATAAGGAGGATGTATGGCTACAGTAAAGTCTAAGCGAACTACCAGTAATTTTGACCTAAGTAAATACCAGACAAACGATAAGTTAGAAACTAAAATAGTAGAAATTGGAGACGATTCATTTGAGGTTACGTTGAGACCCTTGTCGTGGTTTAGACGAAATCAATTAGTTTCCAAATGTATGAAAATTAGTGCTGACGGCTCGAATTTTGACGGAGCTTTGTATGTTAGGGAGGTATTGAAGGAGATAATTGTCTCCGCCCCTTGGGGTAAGACAACAGATGGTTTTCTATTATCTATAAATACTGAACTGGGAGAAGCTTTAGAAAATTTAGTAAATGCTAACGATTCTGAGGACATAGATGAGGTCGAGTCTGAAGAAATAAAAAAAGATTCAATAGATACTTAAAAGGTCTAAAAGTTTCTTCATATGAAACTCAACTTTTTTCTTTTTTACTGTCTATAAGAATGCTACTACAAATGGGTTTTAGTTACGCAGATATAAAAGAGTTGTCACTAGAGGAAGTAACTATGTTCCTAACTATCGAGATAGCTTCTAAAGAAAGGGAGACTGAATTACAAAATGGCCGTAGGTGATGGTGCAACTTTTAGATTTATAGTTGAAGATGCTCTTTCCGGAGGAAGTTCTGGTCAAGGAAATTCGGGTGGAAATGACAATAAACCAGAAAATAACCCTAAGCCTGACCCCCCTAAGCCACCTAAGTCATCTAAACCCAACAAAGAATTGAGTGATTCTGTTAAGGGGGGTATAACATCTGCGTTCAAAACGCTGGGTATTCAAGTCTCGCTAGCCAATCTGCTGAAACAATCACAGGTATTTACAGGTATTGTAAGCAGTATATTCCAAGTACTTGGAGCGGTATTAGATGTAGCTCTGGCTCCGCTCCTTCCCTTCTTAGCTAAGTTCCTAAAAAACAACTTCCCTAAGTTATTAGAGTATTCAGAACGTATCGCTAATTTCCTTAGCGGGGAACTTGCTAAAGTTGAAGAGTTAGGGATAGCAGCATATTTCAGTACTGTAATAAAAGACGTAGCCCAAGAGTTAGCGGATGCTTTTATTGAAATTCTACCTAATTGGGTAAGAAAAGCGTTAGGTTTGAAAACGTCTGATGAGAGAGAAGAATCCAACGATAGCTCCGGTAGCAATGGTAGCAGTAGTCTCGCTCAGAAAGCTGTGAATGCTTTAGACAAGGTGAGCGAAGGTCCAAGCGCTGCCTACGCAGTTGTAGCTCAGGAGGGGATAAAGGGTACAGCGGCAGGAGTAAAACGTCTAGAAACTCTTACTGCACGAGGACTTTCTAAAATAGACGAAGGTGTTTCCAAGGTAAGAATTGAAGCTGTAAAGTCAGCATCAGCTATGTTTAATAAAATTCCTTCCCCAGTGGGAGCCGTCACTAGAAGACTTCCGATCATTCCCCCCCAAGTAAGTTCCGCTTTTAAAGGAGCAGCAGATAGCGTAAAGTCTTTTAGTAAAGGAATAGGCTTGTTCACTAGGGTTACCTTAGAAAAAGCAGGAGATGGCGTAAAGTCTTTTGGTAAAGGAGTAGGTAAGGTAGCGTCTTTTACTGGAAATTTTGCTCAAGGCGCTCTAAATCTAGCGAAAAGCCCTCTTAGGAGTCCGATTAAGTTTTCCACGGGTTTACAGAGTCCCATTAGACCGGAATTTTTTGAAACTTTAGGTAAGATTGGTAAAAATCCAATTACTAAATTTGGTGGAAAGCTTCTTAAAAAAGTCGCAGTTCCTGCCGGTATAGGTCTAGATGCATTTGAGGTTGGCCGAGTGGTACAAGAACATGGCTGGAATAAGGGACTACAATTACTTGGAATTAAAGGTGTATCTTATGGGGTTGGTGCTGGGGCAGGGGTGCTTAGCGCTCCTTTTATAGGTCCGGGGGCAATAGTAGCTGGTGCTGTTACGGGTGGTCTAACGGAGGAGTTTCTAAGAAATATAACGGGATTTGATGCGAGTTTAGAGGTAAAGATTGATAGCGGAGGTCCTTCTGAAAGTATGGCTACGGTTACCAACGATAAACAAAAGAATTATGCATCAGCAACGCTAAATACTGATACTAGCATGTATACTGGGGGAATGTAATGGCGTACAGTGTGTTACTAACCAATGGGGCATCCAGCGGTACTGTAAGCTATGCCTTAAAAGTAGACAGTTTAACTATTTCTTATAGCAAAACTCCCATTCAAGTACCCTTACCGGAAACTTCCCCACTTCTTATTGATTTGGGCATGTACCGTCCAAACATTAGTATGGGGGGTCTAATAGATAACGAGACAGCGTATGGGGATAGCGTTGTTCTTGAGGGTACTCAAGTAGTTAGAGGCACAGATACTACTGGTAGCGGTACAACCGCTAGCTCGTTAGGGTTTGCCGCTACATACACAGTCCCCACCAAAAATGAATTAGAAGATTTTTTTACAGATGAAGTTTTCCACGAGGCTGATAAAGACCTCAGCTTAATCATTATTGACCCAGACGGTTCGGATTTTAATTTTTATAAAGTTGCTCCTCAATCAGCTACCTTCATAATGGCTCCAGCGACTGAGGATAGGTATTCGTACAACTTAGTGTTTGTAGCAGCCAAAAGGAACGAATAAGATATGCCAAAGAGAAGTAAGATTATCCTTGAGGTCTGGAATGGGTCTGCTTGGGTGCCTGTTTACAGTAGCTCGTCTGGGAATAAAAATGCGCTTATTAATCTCCAGATAAAAGAAAAGTTAGGGCATCCTGTAATGGCTAGGTTTTCTCTTATGAACCGTCCTGTTACAACTTCAGCCGTAAGAGGCTATGTAGAGCAAACTTATGGTGCGTACCTAGAAGAATTTGACCGTATACGATTAGTTGAGTCTTACACTAAAGCTATAATCTTTTATGGGCGGGTGTATAGAGAAGAAGTAAAGCAAGATATGTCTTATGGGTCTCTAATAAACATCACTGCCTTTGATGCTTTACAGGAGTTACGTGAAAATTTCCTGCAAGGACAAGCGGCTAACTTAACGTCTACATCCACTGTTTCTGACGCTATCACTAAAATAATTAATAATTTTTCATACAATACTCGTGTAGGTAGCAGTCCGGGCACCTTAGTAAGCAGTAATATTTCCGTAGCAGATACCCAAAAGTTCAATACTTCTGCATCTTCTACAGCGGAGAGTCCCGACTTTTCTTCAGGTAATTCGTCAGCTTTAGCGGCAATTTACAAATTAGCTGCTAAAGACCCGCACAGCTCAAGTACTTCAAATACAGTACCCGATACGGATTTCGGTTACAACTACTTTGTGGACTCTGGCTTTACCAGTGCTGATGCGGCAACCACTCACGCTAATGCGAAACCCACATTTAACTACTTCAAGCGAGAGACTATGCCAGCGATATCTCCCGCTAATCACTACAATATTACATATAAAGGTGCTGCTTCCGACGGAGATTCATCCAATAGCTACACTACAACTACTAATACATTTTCGGAATTCGATTTCTCTAAGCAATATACTGACATTATTACTCATGTTTTACTTACGTATTCAAAAGACGATGGTACACAAGATACAGTCACTGTAATTAAATTAAATGTGAGTGCTATTTCTGATGGTTCGGGGAACGATCTAGATTTTGGCACGTTACTCGAAGGAGAGAGTATCGAGAAATCTCCTGATTTATGGCGTAGAGCAACAAGTGGTGGTTATACCTCTGTTGGGAAATTAATATATATTGATAACGTAACGGCTAGTGGCAGTGGAGTTGCACTAGTAACTATAAACGATGATATAGCTGTTCATGAAATATTGGGAACTAGTCTAAGCGGAACATATGATACTTCTTTGTATATATCAGCTTCTACCCCCACATCTACAGCAATAGATCAATTCTATGTTGATTCTTCTGGGTCTACGACAATAGAACACACAAGGATTAAAGACCTTAATTATGACGCTGTAGAAGCGCCCGATGATATAAGGCGAGCACTTGCTGCCCACTTTACGAAAAAGACTGAATCCACCAAACCTATTAGGGGATATATACAAATTCCTGAATACCCAATGGCTAGAATAACAGTTGACCCCAGTAGTATTAATACAAGCACTAATGTACTTACACTACCAATTAACGTGTTGGACCGAGCGGTACGTAAAGGGATGCTTGTTAGACAAGTAACATCAGCAGGTGTAGAAACAGGTAACTATGGTTATATATCAAACGTTACGACATCTCCCGATACAATTACTGTTCAATTATATGATTCTGGTAATAGTACAACCTCATGGAGTTCTGATGATAAGTGTCTCATCTTTGTCCCAATTCGCCCCGGATTTAGGGTGAATGTCACTAACACGTTTGCTAATATTTCAGGAACTGGGGTTGTACTAGACCTTGATTATTCTGAAGGTGTCGGTGTACAAACGACTGCTATGAATATAGTTATCAACAATACAGCAGCAATTTATTCAGATACCCCAAACCCAACACAAACGGGTACAACTTACTCACCCAATAACATTCCTAGTTCAACAAAACCGATCAGAACTACCTGTGTGTTTTCTAACACTGGGACAAACCAAGTTAACTGGGCTGCGGGGAATTTATATGTAGGAGCTGACGAATATCCTATTGATGCAGGTAACCAAGGTAGTTTAAGTACTTCATCTTGGAGCATCGTTTATTGGTTATCTAGTGATGACGGTGGCGATGATACTATTTTCTCAGTAGCATCCTCTCTAGCAAATCTACCACAGAAAGCAGTTAAAGTTGCTCGAATTAAAGCTGGGGATAGCCAAGCTCAGTGGGAGTTCTTTGCCGGAACTACACAGAATCCACAGTACGATCTTGGTGATTCAACGATATTTACTGGTAATCTAGGGGTAGACTTATTCGCTGATGGAGCAAAACCATTCACTACGGATGTTACTTGGTCTGGAGGAACAGGGACAAGTTATAATCAGGTTACAAACAGCAGTGGTACGTTAAATTATGCTGACGGAACAACCTTATCAGTTACAGGCCCAACGACTCATGATAATGGAGGACTCGGTTTAGCAGATAACTCTAATCAGTATTTTTATGTTGATACCACCTCAGGTACTGTTTCAGCTACTACAACTGGTTCAGCAGCTATCGGTTCAAATAAAATTCTTCTAGCTATAGCAGGAATTAGTAATAGTTCAGATCAGGCTACACCAACTATACTACCCATAAATACAAAAACTCCTATAATTTCAGCTACCGCTTTAACAGCGAACGCAGTTACAGCAGATAAAATCCAAGCTAACGCAGTTACAGCAGGTAAAATCCAAGCTAACGCAGTTACAGCAGGTAAGTTAGAAGCAACCCTAACTGTATCTAATACAATTAGAACAGCCTCAAGTGGTGCTAGAGTAGAAATAACTAGTAGTGGGTTAGAAATAATAAATAGCCCATATAGTCGGGGCACTAACTTAAAGTTTACAGACACAAGTGGTACTAACTATGGGCATTTACAAGCATCATATGCTTATAGTAAATCTACATTAGGTGTATATGCTCACAATGGGGCTAGTCCTCCCACCCTTTACCAAGCAGCAAATTTTGGTGTAGGTATCGGTTACTCAGCCGACGCTGGTTTTGTTACTCAGGGAAATATAGAAATAATCGATTCTAGTGGTACCCCAACCCTATACTTTACTGGTACGGGCAGTCTGCAAGGGCGTATAGAGATGGTGGGAGGTGTCCTATATACATACGATGGTGTCGGAACTAATAGAGCAACCATAGGAAATAATATTCGTTCGGCTAGTGGGTCAGCTTCTTCACCTACCTTCTCGTTTTTGCCAGATACTTATACTGGGATGTACTCAGGTGGCACAAACATTTTAGCGTTTTCTACTGCTGGTACTGCTAGATGGTCAATAGGTACAGGCGGTGATCTAGTACCCGCAACGGATGGTTCGGGGGGTGCGGGGTATGACATAGGCTCGTCTAGTTATGAAGTTGATAAATTTTATGGTTATACAATATTCTTTTCTAACTCAGCATCCACAACAGGTACAGATTTAATTGTAACAGCATCAGGGCAGATAGCTAAAAAATCTAGTTCAATACAATATAAAGAAAATGTAAAAAACCTAGTGTTTGATTCTTCAAAACTTGATATTTTAAGACCTGTAAGTTATGATTATAAACTAAACAATGCTCCAGATATAGGTTTGGTTGCCGAAGAAGTCGATGAAGTTTTTCCAGAACTAGTTAATTACGATAAAGAAGGTAAACCAGAATCAGTAAAATATCATAGTCTATCAGTTATGTTGTTACATGAAGTTACAAAATTACGTAAAGAAGTTAAAGAACTAAAGGAGAACAACTAATGCCAGATGTAACCGTATCATTTACAGATGCTCAATGGGAAAGGATTCTTGCCGCATCTTCATTTATTATTAGAGACGATGAAGGAACGGTTGATGCTACCAAATTAGCAGCTAAGTGGAAAGCTTTAGAAACCGGTAACGTAAAAGCCTACGAACGAGCACAAGCATCTATAGATGAATTCTAGTGAAAAAAAGTAAACGTGCTAAACGGTTAAGGACAAAATTTCCAGAGATGACCCTGCAAGAAATTGCGGATAAGATAGGTAGCACAAGAGAGAACGTTTGGGGTGTTTTAAAACGAAATGGTTTGCCTACTGCGTCAGTTCGGACTCCTAAACCCAAAAAAAGGAAGCGGGTTCGTAAGTGGTGTAAAATTTGCGGTAAAATGGTATTCCCCGTCCGCAACATAAAAAATAACGCCGCCCATGATGGGGCTTGCATGTTCCAACTAAAGTATGTTAAACTTATCTGCGAGTGGTGTCGTTCCCCCTTTTACCGGAGACGTGTTGTTCAAGAAGCACGAATAAGAGAAGGCAAGAAAAACACCTATTGTAGTAGAGATTGTTATAAACAGTATAGGAGCTTTCATAGTGCAAATAAATAATGAACTGATTGTACAGTGGGAGCCAAAAGTCCAAAAAATGGCTTCGTCGGTCATTATAAATGGTTTAGACAGAGACGATTTGGCTCAGGAGCTGCGTTTGGCAATATGTAAAGCAGCGGCAAAGTATGATGACACACGGCAGGTAAAATTCCATACATATCTACATACTAGTATGGTTAATACAATCCGCACCTTACTTTTTAAAGCTACCCAAAAAAGTAAGCGTAACTTTTATGTAGTTCCTTTAGAGGTTGAAAACCAAAACGGGTTTGATCTCAAAGACCGTATCGAAGAAAAGATTTCCGTATTAGAAGACTTTAATACAATACACAACCTAGAATATATAGATTTCACTAGAACTGAGTTAGCTTTTATTAATTTACGTTTAATGGGGTATACTAATACTGAAATAAGTAAAAAATTACAGTTATCTATGCCGCATAAAATAGCGGCAAAGGTAAAAGAAAAGATTAATACCTACTATGGCGAGAAAATCTCCTTCTAACTTAAATGCTAATACTGCCTTTTCTGCATTTGCTCTTTTATACGCAAAAGAAACAGGCAAAGAATATGAAGTTCAGACCTTCATAGGTCGAGAAATCAGTGCTTTGAAAAAAGCAATTGATACGCATGGGTACTTCAATGTGTTAGCTGCGCTGTATGACTCCCTGAAACAAAACGGAGAAAAAGCTAGGGTAATGTTTACGTTATCAGCTTTGTCCTACTATCTACCTGATTGTAAACGTCCAGATTTATACTGGAAGGTATTGACATCCACAAAGCCCTCTGATAAAGTACTTTGGCGGGAATTAGTCCGGATAGAAACCAAATGGTTCCCTAAAGCATCGGACAAAGCCCGATACAAAGAACTGGTTATGTTGTTAGAGGGGAATAAAAATGGAAAACCAAAAGCCAAAACAGATAAGCTATTCTAATTTGTCTTTAAGGCGAGCACCTGAAGGCAAATTCAAAGTATTGGGTTTTGAAATGCGTAAACTTTGGGATTATGGGGATTACGCTTCGTACAAAGATGCTAAAGCATTAGTTGACGACCATACTTCGGACTTGGTACGCTTATATGTATGTAACGATGTAGGTCGTGTTCTTTATCCGTCAGCAAAGTAGGAGTTCTATGGATAGCACCAACTTTAACTTTATTGAATCCGCATTAGTTTTAGGTCTAACTGACAGTAAGAACTACAAGCGATTTAGGTATCCCCTTAGGAATTTTGCGGTACATGGGGACGCAGTAAAATTCATAAACGAATACCATGACCAATACCAAGAATTTCCTGAGACTAGTGTACTTATAGAGAAGTACCCTAAACTTCGTAAGGATGCGGGTACCGTAAGCTTTGATTACGCTCAAGATGAATTTCGTAAACAAATTCTATTCCGTGAGATAGTAAACACTTTTAGCCAGAATAAAACTACGCTTTCCGATAACCCTAAAGCGGCTCTTGCTAACATCACTAACCAGCTTCAAGATATTGAAGTGGTGTATGATGAGGATGTTTTCCATTACGATTCCGGCGACATGACTCGATTCGATGAGTGGCAGGAACGCAGTAAGAAAAGACAGATGGGTGACGGATTAATCGGTATAAAGACTCCGTTCAAAGCGATTAATTCTACAGGCATGGGTTGGCAACCCGGAGACCTTATCTCTGCTTTTGCTAGACCTACGGTAGGAAAGACATGGCTATGCATTAAGACAGCGGCTACAGCGATCTTGGAAGGACATAGAACTCTATTAGTGTCTACTGAGATGTCTAAACGATCTATTGAAATGCGTTTAGATGTAGTTCTTGCTCAGATGATGGGATACAAACTTTCTCATAGAGCTTTGCGTACAGGTCAACCTATCGACGAGGCGCAGTATAAAGATTTTTTGCAGAAGTCTAATACCAAACGACTTCTGATATGTGATCACATTAATGGAGAGGACAGCATTTCATTAGGCAGTATTGCTAGCCTAATCCGTAAATACTCTCCCGACATTACGGTGATAGATGGAGTATATTTGATATCCACTTCGGATTCTAGGAAGGCTGCGTGGGAACAAAGCCACAGCTTGTTCTACGGTCTAAAGAATTACGCTCTGGCTCAAAATACTTCCATTATGGTATCAACACAAGCTACTAGGGATGCAGGGGCAAATATGTTCTCTCCTCCCCGGTCAGATCAGGTCGCATTTGGGGACGCTCTAATACGAGCTTCGGATGTAGCACTCTCAATGTGTATGGTCGAAGATTTCGACGATCAGCGAGAAGTGCAATTCCAGAAGTATCGTGATGGTGACCTCTCGGTCGATAACTGCACCTTTACGTGGAAAGTTGACTCTGGTCAAATTGAAGAGTTCGACATAGGATTATAGGAGATTAGAATGAGTTTACTTACATGGCTAAGGCCTAATAAGGAAGACGTTGTGGTCAAAGAAGCTAAAAGCAAAGGACCAAGTAAGTCCGTTATGACTATCACCGTTGGAGATATCCAGCGAGGTAAGATTAAGGATGCTTACGGGTATGAGAACGAAGTTGTTCTCTTTGTTCGAGCAAATAAAGCAGATCGCAAGGCAAAAGCAAAGTGATTGATTGGTCAGCAGTATTAGAGGCATCTGGTGTCTCTGTTCCTCTAGGTGAAGAACAATTCACTTTATTGTGTCCTTTTCATGCTGACAGTCATAACTCATGCTCGATTAACACTCGTAAAGGTGTGTGGATTTGCTTTCGGGGGTGTGGTCAGGGGAGTTTAAAAGGATTCTTACTTAGGTATTTAGATATATCTGAGAAAGAACTAGCTAAACTTATAGGGGATAACGAAGTAACAGTAAACATTAACTTGTTTGATGACTTTGTACCCGTTTCTGACACACTCCCGGAAGTTGAATTTCCTTACAACCAAAGTTACGTACCATCGTGGATTTTCGATAGAGGCTTCACAAAACGTACACTAAAGCATTGGAATGCCGGTATAACTGCTGAGAACGGATTGGCTATACCAATCTATGACTTACAGCAACGTATGGTAGGCTGGGCAGTTCGTAGGGAGCAGGGGTTTCCGAAGTATCTGTACCCGAACGAGTTTAAAAAATCTAAGGTATTGTTTGGTGGGCACCTCATAAAGGATTGCCCACTATTGTGTGTTGTAGAAGGTCCGTTGGATGCTATGTGGTTTACGCAACTGGGTTATCCTGCGGTGTCCATCCTAGGAATGTCTATCTCTAAAAAACAGGTAGAACTTTTACAGGAGTTACCTGTAGGTGAGATAGCACTTTGTCTAGATTCTGATGAAGCTGGACAAATTGGTATGGAAAGAGCCTTGACATCACTCGGACAATACATTAAAGTATCACATATTGAATTACCATCTGGGTATAAAGATATTCAAGAGGTTCGTCAAAAGGATGTCGTAACCCAGATAGTAGAAGATAGAAGTTTTTGGTAGGAGATTATTATGCCCGGTATTCGTGCAATTAATGAACGTAGCACCCGTACATCTTCAGAACGGGGAACATCTTCCAATCGTAGGGAGTTGTATTTCCGAGATGGTGATCAGGCGTTTCTAATTCCAGTAGCAACTGGAGAAGACAACGACCCGTACCTAGATGAATTCTGGATGTATACTTTTCAAGACGGCGGCTCTTTTAGGAGTGTCTTGGAAGGACCTAATGGTCCGATGGGAAAAATCCCTGAGGGAACACGGGCTTCACACCGATTTGCTTTTTGGGCGTATGTAATCGAGGTGTTCCACGGTTCTAACCCAAACAACAATGATCGTTGGGAAGCAGTTACTGGTCCTTCAGGAAAGACAGTGTATAAGGAAGAAATTAATGATTTCCGAGTTATCGCTCTGTCTATGGGTCGCAGTAACGCTTTGTGGAACCAGTTGGTAGATGTTTATAACGATTGGGGTACTTTGAACAAGGGTGTCGTCCGTATTAGACGGCAAGGAGCAGGGTTGGACACAACCTACACGATAACTGCTACTCCTAAGGAAGATGAAATTTCCGAAAGTAAGTACTCAGAGGTTAATGACCTCCCTAGTATCAAGGATTACATGTTGGATGTCTACTCCGACACACCTTCCGAGCCTAATCAGGAAACAGTCCCGACATCTAGCATTTCTCTAGATGACGACGAAGATGGCTGGGACGAAAAGCTACCCTTCTAAGCACTGTTATAGGAGATATGGGTGTTAGTTCTATCAGAATCACAATTTAATTCAGCTATTGAGACGCTTTCAAAGCATGACCAATGGGTAATTGACTGTGAGACTAATGGACTAGACCCATACTCCTATAACCAGCTTTGTGGTATAGGTATTGCAGTTCCAGATAACGCTTTTTACTTTCCGTTCAGACACCAAACCCTTGGGGGTAATCTAGATTCAGCTTTTCTTCCCATACTTATGGATGAAATGAATAAGATAAAACGGATTGTTGCGTACAACTTGAAGTTTGATGTCCCCTTTTTGGAGAAAGACGGCCTCAAGGTAGATGATAAAGACCTGATAGATGTTCTAGTTATGGTTAGGCTTACTGAATCAAGCATTGTGGATTCCTTATCTCTTACAGATACCATAACACGCCGCTTTGGAGCGTCAGAAGCAGCTTACGATAAGGAAACTAAGCAAGTTTTAGTCAAAAACCGGTGGAATAAAGACTTTTCTTTGTGTCCTCCGGAGATTTTAGGTCCATATTGTATTAAAGATGCTTATTGGACACTTAAGGTGTACGAAGACTCGCTAGAAAAGATCAAAAATAGTGAGCAAGAGAATGTTTTTCGCACTCAGATTGAACTAACGAAGGTTTTACTCAATATGGAGCGTAGAGGCATAGCTATTGATCAAAAATATGCTGAATCTACTACGAAAAAGCTTACAAACCGGCTTTCGGAGGTCGAAAAGCGGATTCATAGTGTAGCTGGGAGCGTATTCAACATTGCTAGTACTCAACAGGTAGGAAACTACTTTAATTCTGTTGGGGTTCGATCACCCATGAAGACCGATAAGGGTCAAGATGCTTGGAATGAAGGCGCTCTTGTTCAAATAAACCATCCCGTAGCAGGGCTGATTCGGCAGTACAGAACGTTGCTGAAGCTGAGGTCTACATACGTTGACCCTTATCTTGAAACGCCTGTGATGCATACAACCTTTGCAAATTGGGGAACTGTTACAGGCAGACTTTCTTCGCGTGGTCCAAACCTGCAAAATATTCCCCGTAACCATTTTAAATTATATGATGTGGAATTAGATGAGGCTGGTTATTCAGAAGTACGGGACAGAGTGGGAGCCACTATTGCTTCTAAGGGTGGGTCATCTGCGGATAGTGAGAAACTTAGCAATGAGGTACTTGAAGCGTGGGGATTTGTTGGTGATGAATCCTATAGTGAAGAAGACGAAGGGCAGATAGCGGTACGCCGTTTGTTTGTACCTCGAAAAAACTACTCTTTAGTCTCCTATGATTATTCTCAGATGGAAGTCCGTATGTTTATGTACTACATAGACAACCCACAGATGTTAGAGTTGATGAAACAAGGGGATGTAGACTTCCACGGCGAAGCGGCTAAGATAGCATTCAAGGTAGACAAAGACCACCCTGAGTATAAGTTCTACCGCCAGCTTGCTAAAACTATTACGTTTGGGGTTATTTACGGAATCGGTAAGCAGAAACTAGCGCAACAACTAAATACCACCCCCACTGAGGCAGCTAGGTATAAGAAAGAATATTTCGAGAACATAGCAGGGTCGAAAACGTTTTTCGATACAGTGGTACGAATGATAGAGCGTCGTGGATGGGTACGTAATAAGTATGGACGTATCTACAAAGTCCCCCACGATAAAGGCTACAAGGCGGTTAACTATTTGATTCAGGGGACTAGTGCGGATTTGTTGACCGAACGAATGATTGAGGTTGACAAATACTTAGCTGATAAACAGAGTACCATTTTATTACAGGTGCACGATGAAATTATCTGTGAAGTCCATGATGATGAAGCTATGGATGTTATTCCTAACGTTCGTCGTTTGCTACTGGAGAACACTTTGAATCTCCCGTTACAGGTAGACATGGAAGTATGTGACCCTTCATGGGCAACTAAGGAAGATATAGATTTAATCGAAGGAATCCCAGTTCGAGGCAAGTTTGAAATACCAGCAGTAGAACCGGAACTAACTACTGTAGACTTGTTAGATTGGGATTAAGAGATAGGAGTTTATGATGGCAAAGGTTTCGCAAGAAATATCCTTTACAGTGAATTTAGGTAACTATAATTCCGCAAAGACTACAATAGGTATTTATGACATTGAGCTAGACCATGATGTTGATGAGCAACTTGAAGAAGCTCGTAAAGCGCTAGGTAAAGCTTTCGTCAAGGTATACAAAATGGCAGATGCGGAAGTCGAAAAGATTCTTCAGGAAGCAGGTGGGGATAATGGCTAAAGAAGCAACTAGAATGACAGTTTTACAGGCAGTTCTAGCAGAACGAGAACGCCAAGATAAAAAATGGGGCGATCAAACATTTAATAGTGATGAGCACTGGACAGTAATACTAACTGAAGAAGTAGGTGAAGTTGCTCGTGAAGTTTATGAAAAACGATCAGCAGGTATGTTTGAGGAAGTTATTCAGTGTGCCGCTGTTTGTTTTGCTTGGGCAGAGGCTTATCTAAATCGGGGGAATGTAGATGCCAGCGAATGATTTGTTTAATACATTATTAGAGGATAAGAATCTTGGTTTTGTAGTAGGTAATTCAGAAGAATTCCTATACGAGAAGATTCCTTTTAACATACCGGCTCTTGATCGGATTACGAATGGGGGGATTCCCAAGAAGAAGTTCTCACTATTCTTTGGTGGGTGGTCTTCAGGTAAGTCTTATCTAGCTAGTCAATTATGCAAGACAGTTCAAAGTCAAGATGGTGTTGCTCTTTGGGTTGACACAGAGATGTCTTGGGATTCCGTTTGGATGGAGAAGTGTGGCTTAGACACAGAGAGTATTCTTGTAAAGCAAGCTTCTAACGCAGAAGATGCATATCGGGCGATGGAGGCAGGTCTAAAGAATGGTGCTGATCTCGTTATTCTAGATTCAGTAGCAGGACTAATTCCG